ATCAAGTTTATTCATTTGATGCCAAACACTTACCAAAAACTCACGGAAAGTTTCCCGTTGCTCTTGGGTACGATACGAAGATACAGTCTTATTGATTCGAACATAATCTAGAGTAAGTACCCTATTTGAGTACTCAGGCCAAATAATGCTAGCTGCAAGATCGTACATAGAGAGCTGGATATCATCAGTCAGCTGCCAAGCCGTAAGGGCATTCCTTGAAGTTTTGTAGTCCACGATTTCGATGGTATCATCATTTAGCTTTCGCACCTTATCCATAGCACCAACTATAGGCACACCATCGGGAGTCTCTATTTTGAAGAAATGCTCAACGTCGACAATCTCCTCTGAAGGGTCATAGCGATCTATAAATTCAGTTATCATCTGTTTACCATCGGCATAAAAGCCCATGTTCTCTAAACCTTCTTCTGTGGCACAGTTCATAAACTGAGTTATAGCAAACTCATAGTCGGAAGCATCAGGAAAACTCTTCTTGGCTAGCATCCTCCGAGTAAACTGCTCCAATGCCTCGTGGACAGCAATACCTACCCGAGCATGGTCGTTTTTGATCGACGGAATATCACGATCATATCGAAAAACAACCTTCAATTTACATTGAAGAAAGTCTCTAATGCCCGTCGCCGATAAACCTCTAATCTCCATCTATTCCTCCACAGTCAGGTCATCTTCTTCCCACTTCTCAATGAGAGACCTGAGTTCTTGTGCATGTTCGTCTTTTTGAAAAAGCGGACAGCGTTTACAATAACTTTTCTCCAACCAATGCTTGTTCAATGAGCAGGAACGGAGCGAAAGGATGTGGTCGTTATACCAGCAAACCACCTTTTTATCGGGGAGACTCCGAATAATATCAGGCACCACATGTCCAGAAAAGTATTGATAGTCTTTACTTTGAGAGTAAGGGTTACCTTTCTTCTTCTTTTCCGGGGTGAGATATTCTGTAGGTTTAGTTCCGGGCTTTCTCTTTACTTTTCTTCTTCTCAAGCCTTTGTATCTCACGGTATCCCCACAGTAAAGCCATCGCGTCGGTAACATCGTTGTGCTGCTCGTAAGTCCAGTCCCTTAAATCATATTTATCAACGAAATAATTGAAAACTTCCTTTTTCCCAAACTTCCCTCGTTGCTTACCGCAACAGTGTTTTCGAGCAGAGGATGCTGTGATCACCTCAGTATATATGCCCCTACTAGCGCAAAGCTCTAAAGCTACCCCAGCAAACTTAACCAGGGACTTTAGGGTATGTATATTTCCAAAACCCGGGCGATAATAGGCATCTTCCACCAACACTACATCTGGTCTGTACTTATGAAGTAGCTTGTCCAGCTCCCACCTAAAGAAAACCAACTTCTCGTTGAAAGATAGATTTTTGTCTGGAACTATCTTCCCACAGGACCTCTTGGTGATGAACCAGCCTGTACTTTTTGTAGAAATATCAAGAGCTAGGATCTTCATTTAGACAAGAGCTGTTCAAGCGTACTCCTTTCATCGTCTGTAAACTCAGAAAGATCTGGATACTCTACCCGAACATCTACAAGAACGTCTCCCCGGGGACCCCCATTGAAGCCCGCACCGCCTTGACCATGAAGACGCAGTGTATTGCCATGTTTGATGCCTTGCGGTATCTGGACCGAAAGCTTTTTGTCCTCCTGAATGACCCCATGACCATTACAAGAGCTACAAGGTGTCTTCACGTTCTGCCCTTGACCCCCACAAGCAGAGCAACTGGTCTGCACAACCATGCCGGGTCGTTGTTGGGTTGTAAAACCACTGCCCTCACAGGCGGAGCAAGATTCAAACTCTGTACCGCCGCTTCCGCGGCAAACCTCACAACCAGACTGGACGTGGTACGTTAGGTCACGATTACCCCCAAAAAGAGCCTCTTTGAGTCCGATATTGAAAACAGTTCCAATAGACTGACCCTTTCTCGGAGGGGGAGGACCTGCGTTACGAAACCCAAAAGGATTTCCACGTCCAAAGAAGATGTCAAAAGGATTTCCAGTAGTTTTGAAGCCCCCAGGTCCGCCTGACGGCGAGCCTGTAAGATCGTACATCTTCTTCTTCTCAGAATCAGACAAAACAGAATAGGCTTCTGAAATCTCTTTGAACTTCTCCTCTGCCTCTTCTAAATTGTCCGGATTTCTATCAGGGTGCCATTCCTGAGCCAGTTTTCTATACGCAGACTTGATAGTCTGCGCATCTGCCTGACGATCTACTCCGAGAATTTCATAATAATCCTTAACCATTAGATGCCTCTACAACCACAGAATTTCCACAAGAAAGGCAACGGTAAACTACTTCCTCATTTTCGACTCTAAGATGCCAATTGGTGGAGTTATCACAATAAACACACAACGGATAATCCAAGCTAGACATAACTACTCCGATACAGCCTTAATAACCTCTCCATGAACAAGAACGGAATCCTCTGTGATCTCTAAAGCAAGCACGTTGAAGCACTCATCTTCCTCAAGAGAAGGATACCTCACATGAGCAAAAAGCACCCTTACCAATTCCCAGAGAAGGAAAACATTGTCCTCAAAAATGGAAAAATCGTCGTCACCAGCTATCTTCACACCAGAAGCAAGTTCATGCTTTTTTAGGAGGTCACTTATCTTGCCTCGTATAGGAACCTGAAGGGTCTGCCTACCCTTAAGTTCCCACTCATAATCCCGAGCCGGTAAAAGAACTACTCCAGAAATACCTTTAACTGTACCCATATTAAACCCCCGCAGAAGTCCCAGCGGTGAAGTTAGTAACTACCGCATCCGTGAATACTCTGTTCTGTCCTGATCTAGGATCAGACCACTTTCTATCCTGTATATGCCCGGTGACTTTTACTTGACCCCCCGGACCAACCTGGGAAAGGCTTTCAGCAAGGTCAGCCCAAGCAGTTATTCGCACATAGGAATGGCGGAGAGTATTCGGGTCATCCTCTCGATAGTAAGGTACTTTGACCTTAGCCTTGAACAGTGGAGTGCCTTGTTCCCCTACGTTACGAAGCTCCGGCCACTGTAGAGTACCACTAAGGAGAAAGAAATTTTCGCCTTCTTCAGAATCCACCGTTTCTACACCGTTCACGACAATGTCTGTAACGTTCTGTTTTCTGTTCTCGCGATTAACAAAGCTACGCTCTTGAATACGCCCCGATACCCTAATTCTGGTACCCTGAGGAAGCGTGTTTAGATACTCTGCAAAATCTTCCCAGGCAGTTATTCGGAGATAAGACTCACGGGATTCGCCGGTGCGCTGGTCCGTAGTTGGAATACGAAGCTTAGACTTAAATAAAGCCTTTCCGTTCTTAGTATACCTCATTTCAGGCCAACAAATTTCACCTTGAAGAATTACATTGTTATTCTCATCAACCATCATTCTACTCCTATATATCTTTGCACCTCGGCAAAGCTGTTGAAATTTTTGGGATCCTTGCCATCTGGCAAAGAGACCACCTCTACATTTACATATTTCTCAAGCATTTTTTCGATACGTTCGGCGCCGGATCTGCCGGCAGCATCGGGATCCATGACAACCTTGACATTCTCCGCATATCTACATAACAATTCTCGTTGTCTAGGGGTAATATCAGTACCCATAGCAGCCACAACGTTATAAATATGAAACTTTGCTAACGCCCAGACATCAACGAAACCCTCTACAAGAATGAGAGTTCTTTCCTCCCCATTCTCTATATTACCAACGTGGTTCTGTGCAACGTCCAGATTGTATAAAACAGAACCTTTATCGATATCCTTCATCAAAAGATATTTGGGATCCTGGTCACTGTCCGTTCTTCTACCACTTATGGTGAGAAGATTTCCATACTCATCCCGAATAGGAATAGCCTCTCTATGTACACCTTTTCTATCGGAAAAACCACCCACCTCATAGAAATCTAAAAGTTCAGAAGGAAAACCGCGGGCCTCAAAATAACCAGAGCGCCGAAGTAAGTTCTGGTCCACAATTTCCTGCGGCAGAAAGCTGGTGACGGGGGAACTATTTATCTGGCTCTGCCTAATCTCTCTCTGTATTTCCCGCCGTCTCTGTAACTCGAGATACTTTTCAGATACTCGCTCGTCATCTTCAAGGCTGACACCTGTTAGGTCTGACAGAAACTTCACCGCTTCTGGAAAAGACAGCCCCTGACACCTCTTTACTAATCCAATAATGTCCCTGTCTGTTTCCCCTTCACAGTGCCGGGTATAACAACACCAAGTCCTGGTTTCCAAATTAAAGCGGAAAGCCGTAATGTTATCACCGCCATGAACTTTGCAAGGACCCCGAAGCTCTTTATACCCCCGCTTCACTATTTTGAAGCCCAAATAAGAAAGCAAAGTTTCAGGATCTACTAAATCCTTTATATGGGAAACTATTTCAGGACTTATCTTCACGTAAAACCCTCTGAACTTGCTCAAACACTACACGTACGTTAGTTCTCAATGCCTCGTCACTGATGTCTGGAACGCCTGCGACACCAGCGTTCCGATACCTCTTAAGTTCTCTACTAAGAAAGTCAAAAACGTCATCCTCTACATCCTCAAAAGAAACATTGTCTGGGTCGTTTATGGTAACCTTTAAGTGATCAGAAAGCCTTCCCGCAACCACCAAAGCATCGTGGGTGTCAAAAACACCCTTTTTGTCCCTAACCTTCGAGGCGGCAAAGGAGATAAGAGATCCCACTGGTACGGTGTTCAGGATGCGATTTACAGACTTCTTAACCTTCTCGTTCTTAAAGTAAAAGAAAAAGAAAACACCGAGCACACCAACGCCCAGGGCAACCCCTAAAATCTCAAGTATAAGTGTCAAATCCATGATCTGATTGTTCCTCCTCAGCCCCGTCCGATCTCAAATCCTTAAGTTGGACACGGGCTTCCTCCATAGTAAGGGTTGTTTTTCTAAAACGCATATCAATACCCGCAAAATCAGTACCACCGGCTCTAGTATCCAAAATCTGGAGCCTATGAGTTCCCATGGCAAGCATGGTATCTCGCCCGTACTCCTCCTCAAGCTTCTTGAATTCATCTCTAGTCTTCGGCGCTAATCCCAGGATAGTATTAGAGTATCTAAGAATACGATCAGAGTCCGCAAACTCATTTGCATTGACGTGTCCCTTGTTTGCCCCGTCTCTCCCGATCTGAGCAGCCGTCATAACTGGTATTTGGAGCTGACCCGCCAGGTTTTTCAAAGCCACACAGAGATAGCCCAAAGCCTGGTACTCCTTAACACTCCCGATAAGTTGTAGATCTGCATCAGGAAGTTTGATATAGTCGAAAATAAGGCACCCTATACCGTACTGATGTTGATATTTCCTAGCCAGAGCTGAAATACCCTCGGCGGTAAAATCGGGGTAATACTTATGGAGTATCATACCACTACTGGCAATCCGCAAGGCTTCTTCCACAGCATTATCCCATTGGGGATTCGAAGCATAAGTTCCGTTCTTAATCTCTTTTTCAGGCACAGCCGAGAGGATGGAAAGCAGTCTAAACTGCTGCTCGCGAGTACTCATCTCCGTATCTATGTAAAGAACTGGTTGTTGTTGATTATAAGCAACATTTTGTGCGATGTTTAACAAAGTAGCAGACTTGCCCGCCTTGGGACGAGCACCAAGTACCGTTAGAGTACCAGGCTCTAAACCATTTATCGCTTTATCTAAAGTATCAAAACCGGTAGATAAACCACGAACATCCGTCGGAGCACTCTTAGCCTCTTCAATCAGCTCCTGAAGACCGTCAGAGACATCAATTGCGTCTGAACCTCTTTCACTGTCAATGGAAATCTGCAAAAACCGATCTTGTGCGTGACCCACAATACTCTCGGCGTCCAAATTGTCACCAGTGAGAACTTTATTTTTGTCAGCTAATTCCTCTATTTCGACTGCGGTCTGTAAGATTTTGAACTTGGTGCTGGCGTCAAGAACTCTTTTGATATAAAAACCTATGTTATTTGGATCAATACTTTTCTCGAAGAGGGCATTTATATAATCATAACCACCGATCTTCTCTTCCAGTGAGGGAGTTAGCTTGATTGAGAATAGCTGTGGTATCTAAATTTACTATCTCCTCCCGCATAAGAGCCTTGATAATGGTCCATAAGGCACGGTTATGTACGGTAAGAAAATCTTGATCCCGGAGTTTAGCTTCAACCTCAAAGAAGCAACTATCGGGGTCTTTCAAAACACACGCGATAATAGCAGCCTCATTTCCGTTATGGGCAAATTTAGATTTGGTTTTTTCTAGATCCATCAATAACGTTCCTTAGCAACTATGTTTCTCTCATCGCGCCTTCGATTGTTCTCCGCCTTGAGGGCGTTCATCAATTCAATAATAGGTTTATCTATACCCTCGAGCAAATCTCTTTCAGCGACGGCAATGTCGTATTCCTGCTCTAATTCTTGCAAATAAGGGTCCGAAGCAATAGCATTGGCTTCCCTTTCTGCCAGGGTTTTTCCTTGAATTTCACCGGTCTTGAGAAGAGATTTCACTCTCCTATCAAGGGCTTTCTTCTTCGACCCCGCCTCAACCCTAGATACATTATATCGATACTGAAGAGTAATAAGATATTGCCCTAGCATTACTGTATACTGCGAAAGAACTTGGGAAGGGATAGCCTCCATTTCCCGTGCGTCAAAATTGAAAACCTCTTCTATTTTTGAAGGAGGGGACGCTGTATGCAAGGAGAGATCATCCGATGTTCTCCTCAACCGTTCTCTAACCAGCTCATCCATTACTCTGCGCTTCCTCTATTTTCGAAAGTAAATCAGCAGTAGATATAGGGATCTCATCGTGGTTAATACAAAGGAGGGTTTCGTCATTTAGAACACACCATTCTTTTTTCAAAGCATCCCTTTTTTTCTGCGCTCTGTAAGCCGAGGCATCTTTGTGAAAATGCTCAACAAACTCGGTATGTTGCACTCCCTGTACCTCTACATAAAGTCGTAGAGTAGGGAGATAAAAGTCAAAGAATAACCGATGCCCTTTATAACTAACGTACTCTTCCTCTTTAAGGAGAGTATTAGGCAGCGCCTTCTTCAGACTTTCGCGCACGCTTTTTGCGAGCTGGCTTATCATCTACTTTTTCACCGCCTGTTTTTTCTTTAGATTCCTCTACAACATCCCCAGAAAGAACTTCTCCAGCAATAATACGTCGAAGTTTTTCTTCCAACTCTTTGTGTAGAGCGCTATCACCGTGGATGGCTAATTTTACCTTATCTCGTCCCTGCCAACGCTGTCCTCCGTAAGAAAACCACGCCCCATTTTTATCTATAAGCCCCATATCCACACCAAGATCCACTATCTCTCCCACAGTATCATAACCAAGACCGTAAATAAGATCTACCTCAGCCTCCCTCCAGGGAGCAGACCTCTTGTTCTTCACTACCTTAAAGGTGGTCCGATGTCCGTAAACCTCACCTGTACCCGGGTCCTTCAACTTACTAGACTGAGACTGTCCCCCACGTACCTCAATACGATAAGCAGCATAGAAGGGTAGAGCTTTTCCACCGGTAGTGGTTTCCGGGTTCCCGTAAGTACCTATTTTGTTTCTTATCTGATTGATAAAAATAAGCAACGTGTTGGTACTTTTTACTACCGGCAAGATCTTCTGAATACCGGCACTAAGCAGACGAGCGTGTAGACCCATAGTTTGCTGCTCAAATTCAGACTCGGTTCGGGCTTCAGGAACCAAAGCCGCCACACTGTCTATCATCACCACAGCAAACTCGCCGGTCTCCATCAAACTTTGGGCAATGCTAAGGTTAGCCTCACCAGTCGGAGCACCGTCTACCACAAGTATCTGATCTGCAGGAAGACCAATACTAACTAAAAGTCGAGGGTCCAAGGAGTTTTCAGCATCTACAATGGCGCATCTGTGCCCCAATTTACAAGCTTCCATCATAAGACTGTATGCTAGAAAGCTCTTACCGGCACCTTCATGCCCATAAATCTCAGCAATAAGTCCCCGCTCCAAGCCTCCCCTACCCACAGCGTTATCAAGACCGATGCAACCCGTGGAAATAGTTTCCCTTTCCTCCTTGGCTACCTCACCTAACCACTTTATGACATGTCCATAATTTTTTTCTATGGCTTTTGTGGCAACATTAATTCTAGCCACACTTTCTGGTTTTGCATTCATCTAAACTCTCCAAAATAAGTCTTCTGTTTTCGGCTGCTTTCTCAAAATCTCTTTGTGAGTACTCTTTATCATAAACTGCATTTACTTCATTTATGAACTCTTCATTCTTAGCTTCTTCAACCTCCGAAACCTCACCGTTGGCAAACATACAAATCCTATCCATTATAGGGCGAGAAGTTAATGTTGTTAGATGGTTGATAGGTTCCTTAAGCTTTAGAAAAGACTCGTACTTAAAAAGAGCATCTATCAAAACTGCCGATTCGCGCACAGCATTCTTCCGACTTAGCCCCAATTTCTGGCGAGATCTTACCAGATCAGAGGCGTATTTCAAATCGTCTTTGAAATCAATAGACGGTGGGTAGGGTCTATCCTTATTGTAATAGAAACGGCGAGCATAAAAATACTCCACTAGCTTTTTGACAGTAGTTATATTTTCTGTGTTTGGAAAATTTACTTTGACGACGCGGTAGCCCCTTTCACGAAGAGTTTCAACCGCTTCTTCTTCATCAAAGTACAAACTACTCATTTAACAATACCCTCAAAAACTCCACGTCTGTTTTTGGATACTTTCTCAAATCCTCACTAGTCAACTTTCTTTAGGGTACAAACAAAAGCTCTAAAATCATCATCTTTCTTTGATTTAAGGAGCACGCCCTTAGCATCAGGGGTAAAATAAAACTCAAACGCCTCTCCCTTCATCTGACGTACCGAGTTCTGAAGGAGAACAGCATCAAAATGAAGAGTAAAATCTTCCGGGGTTTGTACTTCAAGATCCGTATCCTCTGCCTCGCCTGTGATACTAGAAGTAGAAATAGTTGCAGCCCCCGATTTACGAGCATCTAAAACCAGACGGTGGCTCTTAGCATCAACCGTAGGTTGCAGCCCCTGCAAGGCGTTGACGAAATCCACCTTCGGAAAAACAGCCAACTTTAAACCGTCTACCTCCATGTGCGGGGTATAATCTGGGAACTGTGTATTTATGAGGGTACCTAAAAGAACAGTTCCGCCGCTTCTTAAGAAAAATTGATCATCATCTACATACAAATCTACAAAATCCAAAGCCGGGTTGATAAGTTTGGCAGCAATGTTAGCAAACTTTAGCCCCAAAATAAAAGAGCCGCGAAGGCCTTTGACCTCAGCGGCACGTCTGAACTCAGCGATTTGTATCCCATCAGTGGCAGCAAATACAACTTCATTATCCGTGAGAGTAACTTGTATGCAGTTTAGATGGAGTTTGGAAGTATCCCGGGAAGCAGCATGACTTACCTTAGACAACCCATCCATAAACTCTATTGCAGTGAACTGGGTGGACTTCTGAGCATCAAATTCAGCCACCCCTCGGAAAAAGTCAAAGTTCAACAAAGGAAAGTTTCGCACGCTGGTACGGGTTTTACCCTCAGCAGTGAGATTCCCGCCTGAAATTTTCAATGTAGACTTGTCTGTGGTTTGAAGACGAACCATATTTGGCTCACCCTCAAACCCAAAGTCATTGAATGAAGCAGAAACCGAACCAGCCACGGAGCTAGCCTTAACCAAAGCCCGACCTGCTGCTGTCACATCTGCAGGCACTTCTACGCGCACGCCAAGATTGTCGTCGGCAGAAGAGAAAATAACACTATCTTCCTGCACGTCAATAAGAACACCAGTTTTCTCCTCTGCTACTGCAGAGCTACCGGGTGCAATTTCGTTGCACGTAGTCAGCGCCCGCTTTAAATCTTGAGCAGAAACGCTAATATCCATAATCTACCTCTCCATAGGTATAAAGACAGGGAACTCCCTGCCGGTGCAAATCAACTATACGGCATCATTCGAAAAATATCAAGTAGAAATTTATGGTACAGCGGTCACCGAGGAACCAAGATCGGTCTCTCCAAAACCAGATATACTAGCGCCAAAGCTTGAGGTAGAAGAAACTACCGGGGAAACAATGGCTTTTATTTCTGTTATACCTAAATCATCTGGTGTTACCTTTGCGGTAAGGTCAAAAGGAAACACTCGGTTCACTACAGAACCAAGATCGTTAAACACATCAGAAACAGAAAGGCTTGCGGGGATGGAAACTACTCCGCCGGTGGCGCTGATGGAAGAAGGTAGATTGGCTTCACCTTCCAGCCCGATTA